ACGTTGTGGTTGTTGTTGGCATATCTATCTCCTATGCGGCATCAGCCCAAGTTTCGCTTGCAGCCGAAGCATCTGTCCATGTTTCCGATGTAGGGGGAATGGCAGACCAGCTATCGGTCACGCTTGACGCATCTTGCCATATTTCGCTTGCAGGATCAACCTCTGTCCAAACTTCAACCGTGCCAGCAAGCGGCTCCCACTTCTCAATCGCATTGCAAACCGTACTGCAAATAGTACCAATAGCAGCGCTGCTGAACTGCACGCGATTTACCGTTGCAACATTTGTTGTAACGACAGCCACAGTTGGGGTAATGCTTACGACTGTCACAGCATTTGCTGCAACGCCTGCACTTGGCGTTACCGTAGCTGCGATTTCTCTAACTCTAGTTGCGGCGCATGTATTGCTTGCGGCAATGCTAACAGCCGCGCTTTGTTCGCGTACACGTTCTGCTGTAGTTGTACCAGTTGCGCTTGCAACAACCGTAGCTTCACCCTCACGCACGCGCTGGGCTGCGCTTGTAGCAGACGCGGCAATGCTTGACGTTGCGCTGACTTCACGCACACGTTGCGCGGCAGAGGCATTGCTTGAGCTAGACGCAACGATAGACGCAGCAAGGCGCACACGCACAACAGCAGATGCTGTTGAGGTAACGCCAATGACAATGGCTTCGCCTTCTTTAAAAGCACCGCTGACGCCATACGCCTCAACGCCATATAAGCCTTTGCCGTAAGCGCTGCGGTACGTTACGTCAGCCATTGTTTTAATCCATCGTTATGTCAAGCTCGTTGGCTGGCAAACGTAAAACATCGCCTGTGTCAATCGCCTTGCTTGTTGTCAGCGCTGCATAGGCAATCAGGTTGCCAGCAGAGGCAGCATCAAACACGCCAATGTGGCTCACTGTGCCATACGAGGCAGTCGCTGTGGGAAACTCAATCGCGGCTGAGTTTGTCGCTTCATTGCCAGACACAGTGAAGGTTGCGCTCTGCCGCGCGTAGGCTGTGCCAGATGTGCTGACTTCAGTGCCGCTGGCATCTTCAGCAGGATTGCTTGTAAACAGCGCAATGTAAAATGCCGATGGGCGCGTAACGGCATCTCCAGTAAATAGCCACGTTAAAACGCGTGTTTCGAAGGTATTGGATAGGGACAACGCCGCCTCCATTGAAATTGTGAACGTTCTATGCCACTATATACGAAACCCGCCAATGCAGCAACACTGGCGAGTTTCTAACCAAGACAGCCTAATAAGGAGGCCGAAATGTCTAAGAAAGAATTACCATCACCAGAGTTATTGCGTCAACTGCTTCGCTATGAGCCAGATACAGGAAAGCTGTATTGGCGGGAGCGAACTCCAGATATGTTTGATGACGGTAAACATTCAGGGGAACATACTTGCTCAAAATGGAATAGCCGCCACGCCCACAAAGAGGCTTTTACCACAAAAACATCTTGCGGTTATTTTAAGGGGTCAATTATGGGTACAGATATTCGCGCACATAGAGCAGCGTGGGCCTTGCACTTTGGCAATTGGCCAGAGCGCCATATAGATCACATAAATGGTGATAGAATTGATAATCGGATAATTAATTTAAGAGACGTAACTATTTCAGAAAATAATATAAATAGAAAAACACCAAGCAACAATAAGTCTAATGTTATGGGTGTCTGGTTTGATACTCATAGAGAAAAATGGGTAGCTGAATTAAACATAAATAAAGAAAGAGTTTTATATAAAAGGTTTTTAGATAAAGAAGATGCAGCCGCCGCAAGAAAAGAGGCAGAAGCCAAATACGGCTTCCACCCTAATCATGGCAGGCGTTAATAGCTGCGGATTTTAAGCCTTTTTCCCGAACCTCCGAATTTGCTGCTTTCGCTTTCCGCATTTATACCATCAATCGCGCTCTGATACAAAGCAGCCCAAACTTGGGTGCGCACATCGTCTTTCAAGTACGGTGCTGAGTGAACCAAAGCGCCATACAAATACGCATCAGGGAAATACTCCAAAACCCAGTTTGACGTATTACTGTCGGACAGCGCGGGAATGCGTGAGTAGTAATAAAGCTCTGCGTCATACGTTCCGTCAGGCGTGGGGTAAACCTCGATCTCGCCAGCAGTAATTGCATAGTAATGCGGCTTGCCAGAGGCGTTCGCATTGCGATACCGACGATCTACCATCTCGCTTTGGCTAATCAATTCTAGCGGTGAGCTGTCATTTGAGGTAATATAAAAGCGTATTGCCTCAAGAAAGTCAGCAGGTATCGCGCTGTACTGCGTGTCTAGCTCAGCCGTGCTGCGCTTTTCTTGACGCCAATGCTTTACGCGGCGCTGCATATCAGCTTCAGCCAATGTGATGAAATCAGGTATGGCAGAGGTTAAATCATCGCGGTTCAGAAAGTCTGCGATGCTCGTCTTTAGTTCTGCGTATGTTGTAAGTGCCATCAGTACAATAATCCTTGATCGTTAGGTGACGCTTGCTGTTGTGGTAACATATTATAGCCCAACAATCCACCAGCAGGCACAGCGAACATAAGGTCTTTAAACTGTCTGATAACATCCGCACGAGTTTGACCTGGCTGTTCGCCATAAGTGCGAATGTCTGAAACGCCAGCCCGACGCAAAATCTCTAAAGCCTCTTGGTTGCCTTCAGGCACAACAGCCGCGTCAAAGTCACCAATCTGTGCGACAGATCGAGGCTTTGCTTCAAAGTACTCTGTCGGCATATCTTTAACTACATTTTTTAGACGGGTCAGCGCTTCGTTAGCTGCCTGCTTCGCCCCTTCTGGCGCATCGGCCCAGGAAACACTTTGACCCATCGCAATATCGGTAACATAATCTTCCGCTGCACGATGACGACCACCGAAATATTTTTCTGCAATGTCGTTAATTTCGTCATATGCCATCGTATCAAAACTGCCTTTGATGTCTTCCATCTCGTTACCTGATGGCATCAACAATCCGCGCTTTGACTTTATATCATCTAGGTTTTTAAACTTATCCAACAAAACTGCGCGAATTTGACCTGCTCCATGATGCATTTCTGCTCCAGCAGCAAACGCTTTGTCTTTGTTCATGCGCTTAAATGCTTCTTCCACGGTGTAGGGTTTTGGATCACGCCTATTTCCTGATGGCGTGAAAAGTTCAGATGGGGCAATTTTCAATTCTGTTTCACCATAATCGCGCAAACCGTTTACAGTCAGCAATTCATCACTGTCTATAAAGCCTCCCATTTTTCTTTCTACGTCACGAACATAATCGTCAAATCGGTCATAATCTTTCGGGTTAGCAATTTTATGCTTCATGCCATACTGAGCAATTCGCATCATGCGATCATTGTCTTCAAAGTTGTCATAACTCATCATCCAATAATTTGCGTCTTTCATATGCTTAAAATTTTTATCGTTTGCTATGGCTTTTTCCGCTGCATTTTCATTTACAAACTCTCTAAATGCTCGCGGTTGGCGACCAGTATATGCATCCGCTGGGTAAACTGGCAAATCACGGCGAGGAGCTATCTTCTGCGGATCAAGCAGCAACGTAATGTCGCCAAAGTTTTCCAATGGAGCTTTTGCGCCTGCAATCCCAATGGAAGGCATGGGAATGCCACCAATTTGATCTGATATAGCCAAACCTTCTGGCGATATGTTGTGCTGCACAATCATAGGAGCCTCTTCAAAAGTTGGCCTAGATTTAGGTGCAGCAGCACTCAAAGACTGCGGCTGACCGCTTGGACGAATGGCATCAATCACGCCGCGCGGATCGCCTTGCGCAACAGAACGAACTGCATATTGCGCATCAGATAAAGCGTTCCGACCCATATCAACTGCCGCATCAACTGACGGCGTAGCAAACGTTTCCATTAGTCCAGCAGGCGCTGCCAAGTACCCCATACGAACCAAAGCAGCAGGGGCTAATGTCATAGCCATCTCTACGCCCATATCAACTGCCGCGCGTCTACGCGCCTCGGCTGTTTGCTCTGGATCAAACACAACACCGCTTGCGCTCATTGCATCAGATATACCCTGCACAGGGTTCATCTGCACAACAGCCTCGGCTGCTGGACGCAAATTGGGTGGAACAAACTGCTCAACACCAGAAACAAGCTGCTCAAGAGCTGTACGTCTACGTTGCCCAGCTTCAGGCGAGAAGAACCTCATCAACTGTTCCATCTACCACTTAACCTTATCAGCCCAAAACGCCGCAGACATCTTGCCTTTGGCAATGTTCTTTGCATGACGCGCTTTAAACGATTTCGCACGCTTCGTCATCGTCTTGTCGCCTGTCTTGCCCTGCTGACCAAACCGTATCGTCTTCACCTTGTCGCCCTCTTTCGCCACGACAACATGGCTTTTCGTCGGATGGCTCGGCGTCCTCTTCGGCTTATTATAGCCCGATACACCAATACGGCTCAGTCTAGGGTCTTTCGCCATTACTTTTTCTTCTTCTTAGCCTTGGCCTTCGCAACCGCCTTCAAGTCAGCAGCCGTAATCTTCTTACGATCACCAGCCATCGCCGCCAGTTTCTTTTGCTTCGGGCTATACTTAGAATACGGCATTAGGACTTCACCTGCTTTTCCCATTCATAACACTTAACCTGCATGATTGTATACGTTGGATATTTCATCTGCAAAGATGGAACTCCGTTCTGCATAAAATCAGCAATGCATTCATTCTCATCAACATACGCAGGCCCACCGACTGCAAAGCAGTAATTCTGAGCGCACAAAAGAACAAACGCGGTAAACATTACATCACTTCTTTACTTTCTTCTTAGCTGTCTTAGCAGCCGCCTTAAACGCTTTAGCAGTCGGCGCTCCCTTGCTGCCTGGCTTCCGCATCTTCTCGCCAGAGCCAGCAGCAATGCGCTTACGCTTTGCCTGAATGTTGGCGTATAATCCCTTTTTAGCTCCAGGCATTACTTTTTCGCTTTCGCCATGCACTTGCCCTTACGAGCGCACGCCATCGGCGTCGGGCAGCCCTTGCAAGGCTTAAACTTAGGGGCAGCGCCCATCTTTTTATCATATGCCATTAACGACCTCCTATGTTGCACCGACCATATCACACTACGCAATACCGCGCAAATTCCTTCTAAGTTCGCCCCGCCACGATGTCATAGGCCCAGACAGCGCCATCGCCGCGTCTGATGCCATTGTCAGGCAAACAGCATCTGCCAAGTCAGGAGAGCGCAGCCCACGCCGCCTCATCTGATCCTTGCTCTCAGCCGCCATCTTGCCAGATGAGGTAAATGAATACCGTATGCCTGTCAGATCAGCCAAAAGCTCATCGTCTTGCGGTATTTTGCACGACCGATCCTCAAGCCAAGCCTTTGTCTTAAACCACAGCTCAGTTCTCAAATTGTTGTAAGTTTCGCCCATGCTCGGACTTTCAGCTACATTCACGCCCCTCACAGGCGCTCCCAGCTCCCTCAAACGATCAACAACGCCAGAGCCGACGCCAATGCTGTCAACCAATATCTCTGACGGTCTGCTGCTCGGGTTCAAAGCCTCATATTCTGCCATCACACGGCCAACTGTCTGCATCAAGTCCAACCCGCGCCACGACTTAATTTCAGTAATCACCGAACCAACACGCTTGCAAAATGCCGTCCTATCACTGCCAAACCTTGCAGGATCGACAGCCCAGACAGGACGACGATCCTTGTCAATCTCGATGTCCCTATTCATCGCCGCATCAACTAAGTGAAACGGTATGATCGTATCGTCATCAGCTAACGGAAACTCACCCAACACACGAATACGAAACGCATTGCTCTCTTCGCCATACCGCTCACGCATCTCGTCAACAAACTCATCCGACACCAATGGACTGTCAACGCAGCTCCACCGCCGCGTCCACCAAGTCCCGCTCATCCGCGTCTGGCTCTCATAAAACGTACCAGTCGAGCGTGTCGGGTTGCTGAGCAAGATTGTCGTGGCGTTATGGCCTGACATTGAACCAGCCGCCGCCTCAAACACCTTCTCAGGCACACCAGACGCCTCGTCAACGACCAACAAAACATTATCGCTGTGTACACCCGCCAAGGCTTCTGGGGTTTCTGCACGGCTTGTACGCGCAGATATAAACATCTCAGACGGCGCAGCCGACAGCTCAACACGATCACTCTTAACAGTCAGCAAGTCCTGTACTGGCTTGGGCAGCTCACCAATCCACCGCTTTAGCTCCGCAAACAAAGCATCGAAAAGCTGGCCAGATGTCGGGGCTGTCACGACAACCTTATTGGGAAACCGCATCAGCAAATACCACAGCATCGCCCACGAGGCCGATGTGGACTTTCCTGTGCCGTGGCCGCTACGAATACTAATACGACGCTCACCGCTTGATATAGCCTCCAAAAACTCTGCCTGATACGGCAATGGCTCAGCACCCAAAACCTCCCTGACGAACAAAACAGGGTCATCCATATACTGTAACGTAAAATCCTCAAAAGGATTGGCTTCAGTCGTCATGCTCAATAACCTTCATTTCCCGATCACGATCCTCTGCCATCAATGCCTGGCGGTCTGCGCTGATCTTCCGCAGCGCATCCAAGTGCAAATCCCCAAGGTTAAGCGTAATCTCAGCACGAGGCCCACTACCGTACCGATCCCTATTCAGCCCAGCCGCCAGCATTTTCCTCGCCTGCATCTGCTCACGAACCTTCGCAATCTGTGCATTCGTCGCATCTTTAGAAATACTGTCGGCAATCTCAACATTTTCCTCCATCATAGCATCCGCTAAAACAGGCTGCGCCTTTTCCAACGCACGAGCATACTCAGGAACACCCCGAACAGTCTCGCTTAAATAATTACGACTGCACTCCCACTCCTCGGCAGCCCAGGCCTTCAGCGTCATGGACGACGCCTTTTCCATGACGTACTCAGCACCGCCCTTCGCCTCAATGTCTGCAAGTATCTTTTTCCTTAACTGCTTTCCCGCCAAAGCTGATCCTCCAATTTTTTAAAATTTTAGACGATGCTAGCAGTTCTGGCAATAGGGGTATGGGGGGGGTAGACTGCCACGGCGCTGACACAGCGTAAGGGAGAGACGAGGCGTCGCGCATTTGAGGAAGCGTGGCAGTCTTGGCGTATTTGTAGCACAGGTGTCTGCGTTTTTCTACACACACATGCCCCCTCTTTCGCCGCGTTGGGGGGGGTGCATTCGGCCTGAGTTGCAGAGAATGCATAGGTCACTCCGATAATGTCGATTATGTTAAATTCCAATATTGGCATGCGATATATAAATAAGGTCTTTGCGCACAGACCCAGCAGTTTGAGCTATGCGAATACTGCAATGGCACAATATGTAGTAGTTGACGCTTGAATATGAACGAGCGTTCAGTTACGCGCACGCGCCTCCGCGCCTTGCCGTCGCTGTGTGTTCTAACGCGCTAATGATGGATGCCGAATGCTTCGCTGTTCTCTAGGTATTCTTTCATAGCAAAGCTCAGAGCCACTGCCATAACCTTCTTGCAACTACCGCCAAGGATACGTTCATTGATAAGCCACAGCATCTCAGCGACCTCTGCGTCGATCTCATCCTCATCCATGTCAGGATCGTATTCTACAACAAATGTATTCATGCTTAGATGCTACAAACAAAAAACGCCCAGCGCAATGCTGGGCGAGTTCAGTGAGGCAGATTGTGCAGAAGGAAATGGGTAAAGCTCTGCACCATCAAGTGCCGTCACTATCTCAGAATGGTATTGGATCGTCAAATAGTTTCCCTTTTATATCCACAATCTCTGCGCCAGGGAATGATTTCTTGGCCGACTTCTCTAACTCGCCTGCCCAGTTGTCACGAAACCAAGAGTAAGCAAGTCCGACCTCTCGCAGCGTCAGCAGCTCCAACTCAGGCCGCTGCTTCTTTATCGTGCGCCACGATCTGCCGTCCTTCATAACGCCAAACAGCTTGCCATCTATCTCAACCTCCCACACATCCGTTGAGGCTCTCTGTGCGCCTATACGTTCTGCCTCTGCATCCATCGCTTGCAGACCTCTGATCACAACCTCACAGCGTTTCCTGCATTCCTCTACATCGCCCGCCTCAACTGCCGCATTCATCTTGGCCACCGCACTGCCATACTTTTGCGACATCGAGACACTGACCAATTCTGGCAGCACATCAATTCCCCACTTCTCGTCCATCTGGATTGCCAGCCTGTCAACTGGAGCCAGAGCATAGTCACACATGATTGCATCTTTGGACTGACTGCCATGCAATATGCGATCCGACTTCTTTTGTCTTTTATTCTGTTTCATCTGCTTCACCTCTTTTCCTACCAAATCTTCCACACCTTCCACACCTTGCCACCACACCCCACTTTACCCAAACCACCACCCCACCACACCTTGCATATATATATGCAGGTGGTGTGGAAGGGTATTTAGTGGCTTTTCTTCCACACCTCCACACTTCATCCACACTTCGTAAAAACAAGGTGTGGAAGTGTGGCTAGCAAGTTTACAGCTCGTCATGGTTCACCCATTCACCGACGATCACGCAAGGCGTATCGCCACCTTTTCTCTTGTTCGGCAGCTTAACAACCTGAAGACTGCCAGAGCTGACCCACTGCTTAATAATTGCCTTGGCCTTTGCCTTCTGGTTCGGCTTGCCTAGATCAAGGTTTAATTCCTCTGCGACAGCTTTCCCAACCCAGTTGTCTGCCTGCACATTGGCTCGGTATGCATTGTCTGCTTCCTCTGCCTTGCCGATTGTGCGCTGCACATTGTAGAGGTTCTTTGTTGTCACGCCGTCGAACAGGTCTGGCAGCTTAAACTCCGTGGCAACCCCGATGTGTTCTCCGTTGGCTATTTCGACGCTTTGCATTCGTCTGTAGACTGCCTTGTCCGATGGCGGTGCCAGGTTTGCTTTGCCGTCGTCTACACGAAAGATGCCGAGAGCTTCGTGTTCGTCTACACCGAGCGCTATGGCGTCCTCTGGTGTTATTCGGTTGATTACTCTGGCTGCTCGGGCTGCCCCGATGAGTGATCCTGCACCTCTGACACTGTCAATCGTTGCATCGTCCCCGTTTGTCTTTCTGATGTGATGCACGAGCTGGACTGAGCTGTTTGTGTCTCTTGCGAGTTTTCTGAGCATTGCTACGACTGCTTGGATTGATCCATTGTTGTTTTCGTTGACAAGGTGTGCTGAGACAAACGGATCGAGAATGACTGCACCAATGTTGTTTTGTTTTACCTTGCGTGTGATATGCGCGAGCATGTCGTCATTTGTAATCAGTCCGTCCCTGCCTTCTGCCGCCAGCGTGAGCTGCATGGTGTCCTCGCCGTCCATGAACAGTCGTCCTTTAATGTCGTCTGGCGTTAGTCCGTAATGCTGCATAGCTGCGATTGTACGCATCTGCATTTCACTGATTGGGTCTTCAAGGTTGATGATCCAGACGTTTTCCTGCTGCTTGACTGCCGTGCCGAGGAGCGGCTTACCTGTCGCAATCGCCAGAGCTTCCACAATGATTGCACTTGTTTTACCAATACCACCTGCCGAGGCTGTGACGCTGATGTACTTCTTGATGTAGTCGTATCCATATATCCACTCCCTACGCGGCAGCGTGAGCGCATCAAACATTTCGTAGGGTGTTGGCCAGTTTTGCTCGTCTTCTGCGTCTGTGGGGCTTTGTGACGGCTCTGAGGCTATGTTTAGAGCTTCGTTTTGCTTTTGCATCCGCTCAACGGCTGGATCAGGTGGTGGCGTCCATCCTTTTTCTCTTGCGCCGTCGATTGCCTGCTGCACTTCTTGCCTTGTGTCGTCTACTGAATAGCCTGACATTGTGAAGCTGTCTGTTATGGCGTGTATTTCCTCGTCTGCCAGCCCTTTGCTGACGTATGAGGCGACAAGTCTGATGATGTTGTTGTGCCAATCGTCGCCTGCCAGGATGCTCTGCGCTGTGAGCTGCCGATCCATTGCTTGCTGGCCGAGGTCTATTTCTAGTCCTGAATGACCTGTTGAATTTAATACGTCATTTGCCTTCGGAAATGCCCGCATGAGCCGCTCGATTGGCTGCGGGTCTCGATCCGTACTAAATTCTGTACGCATTGTGACGAGTTCAGGGACGTAGCCTTTGTCCTGCTTCTTTTTGTTCGGCCATGAGACTGTGCCTGCCACGCGCATGATCCTGCTTGGATTTATGACTGCCGCGTCTGTTTGCAGGCTGGCGGCGATGGATTTCTGTATTTCTTTCCATGCTTGCATGTTCTGGCAAGGCTCTTCCAGTTCCCAATATGCATGGCCTCTGGCGAATGGCGTCGTTCCTGTCTTGACTGACATTGTGAATTTCGGGCCAGCAAATGACATAATGTTTTCCATTGCGCCTTTTGTGTCTGCGTCTGCAAAGCAGTAGAAGGCTGCCATGATGTCTGTGTCTTTGGCGGCTTTGCCTGCTGGAATGTTTTCGGCTAGGATTGGATCAATGGCATTGATGCACATGTAGATGTTTGCCTTGGCTTTGTTCATGGCCTCGGCATGCTCAACGGCTTCGTCTATTTGATTTAATCTAAATCTTGCGGCGTTTGTTGATCCACTTGCTGAGATTGATCGTATCTCTAATAAAGGTTGCCCAACCTCATTCCAATTCTTTGTGATCTGTGCTATAAACTGCTTAATGATGTCGGACTTGGGAGCCATTTCCATTTTGTTTTCCATTTCCTGTTTCATTTCTACCCTCCCTGTGAATGCCGTGGCGATCCATACCGCCACGGCATTTTAGCTTAAAATTCCCAGCGAAACTTTAGTTGATCGCCATTGGGGTTGTACAATGACATGTCCTTAAAAGGTATGTCCTCTTGCATACGATAGACCCTTGCCCACAGTCGTGCCTCTTTCAGCGTTTCAAACTGATGTCTGTGTGTGCTGTTAAAAGGGCCGTAGTTTGCAATCTCTATTGTGTACATCTTAGAACTCCATATCTTCCTCAACGGCTGCTGGAGCTGCCTGTGGTGCTGGTGCAGGCTCGTCTGCAATACCTGCCGCAGCACCTTCCTTGAGGCAGTCGGGCTTGTCCACCCATTTGACGACTTCAAAGACAGGATAGCATGTTGAGCCTTTTGTGAATTTGAGTTCTTTGGCTTCGATCATTTTGACCAGTGGCATCTGCCCAGCGCTTGGCTGCTCTTTCAGCTTCGGCGCTAAATCAGTGATGGCAGACCAGATTGCCGCGCCTGCTTGTTCCCAAACTGCGACCTTTCCACCACCTATTGCCACCTTTACGCTGATGCCCTTTTTGTAGTCATCGCCTGGCTTTGGCATCATTTGGTTTGTTGAGGGGTTCCACTTCCATTCTGGGGCAACACCTGCGATGCCTTCCGACTTCTGCCAACCTGTCTTGAGGCTGTCGAGGTCTAAGACCATGCCGTTTGTCTGGGCTGTTGGATATTCGTCCTTTGCCGCGCCGTCACGCAGATAGAACTGCCTTGCTCTGATTGTGCCGTCCTGCGTGCCTCGTGCTGACCATCCCAAGAATGTGCTGATGTCGGAACCTGTGTTTCCTAAGTCTATTTCAAACATTGTTTTCTCCTGTGTTTGAGTTGTTGACGTTGTTGTGCGCGTAACCCTGCGCTGGGATGTCATGTACCGCCTTGATTGTTTGGCCTATGCGCATAGCAATCTGCGGCACGATAGCATTTCCTAATCCTCTAAGTCTGTCCACCCTTCTGGGTATCCCATTAGCCACTCGACCCACTGCGGGTTCAGGGAGCCAGAAGTCTCTGAAACCACCATTGACAGGTTGAGCTGCTTGCCCTTCTCCATTCGCCTCTTGATTGCTGGCATTCCCTTGTGGCCTCGATCTCTGTTGTCGCTTGCGTTCGGTGTCGGCCACATTGTCCGAGCCACGACTGTCTCCAAGTTCGGGAACTTGTCGTTCACTCTGTTGTGAATGTTCTCTGCTGCCATTGCTGTGCAGGCGCGAGGCGTGGGCCACATTGCTACAGCTTGCTCTAGCTTCGCCTCGTACCCCCTCTTCTGCACTCGCTTCATTGCGCTTGTCGTCGTGGCGGTCATGCCGCTGGTTGCCCTCGGCGTGGGCCATGTATTTGGCGATGATCCAAACTCTGTCTCGTCTGTGAGGCGCGTCAGCGGCACAAGCTGGAACAATAAACGGCCTTGCGGCGTAGCCTTCCCTTTCCAAGTCAGATAACACCTCGTCGAGGCCCATAGAGACATGCCCATAAACATTTTCGAAAACGCACCAAGAGGGTCTTTTTCTTTGAATAATGGAAAATATGTATGGCCAGATATGTCTGTCATCTTCTGTGCCTCTGCGCTCCCCGGCAAGTGAAAAGGGCTGGCAGGGGTATCCTGCTGTGAGGATGTCGCAGTCTGGAATAAGTCCATCTGGGTCATTGGCTAACTCCTTAACGTCTTCTGCTATCGGCACGTCAGGCCAGTGCTTTGCAAGTATCTTTCGGCTCCACGGCTCAATATCGCAGAACAGCACTGGGCTGCTGAGTTCTGCCCACTCAAAACCGAGGGCAAAGCCGCCGATGCCGCTGCATATGTCCACATGCCGCATCATTCAAACAGATCAAACTCATCGTCATCCCAGCCGTCTGCCAGTGTCCAGTCATCTGACTTGCCTGACGCGCTTTCTGGGTCTTTTGCGATCTGTTCGTTGATGAGGTTTATGATCCGATAGCGGCCTTCTACTGCCCCGCCTGCTGTGTATTCCACATGCGCCTTCATTTTGTGCGGCCAGAAGTTGACCTTTTCGCCGCTGATTTCTGCCTGTACCTGCCAAGGCGCATCGCGGTAGTTCGGAAAGTAGAAGTCTATGCCGTGACTGTAAAGATTTACGATGTCGCGGAAGGCGTAGACGTTATCCATAAATAGATCGTCTGGGTCTGACTTCCATGCGTGTGATTTGTGAAAATCATAGTCCATAAAGTTGCTCCCTGATTGCTTCTGCGCCGTTCCAGTAGAACGTGCTTGGATTAACTGGGATAACGCCTGCAATGTCGTGTTTAGTTCCTGATCTAAGGAAACGCTCCATGCGTGTAATTTGCGTCTTTGCCTTGCTAAGTAATTCATTCGGATCGCCGTCCTCTAAAAGTGCTGTTTTCTTTGGCGTGACGTATAGGAACTTAACCGCCTGATTGCCTTTGGCTTTCTGGTAGATTGCGCGTTGAAGCTGATGCTCTGCCGACATTGTGCTTGGGCATCTGCCAGTCGTCTTTAGGTCAATGACCAAACCTGCCTCTGGAAATACGAGGTCAAGGAAGCCAATCACAGGTATTTCGTAGTCGTCTGTCTTGGCTGTTATGCTGATCTTTTCCTGACCTTCCTCTGGAAACTCTGGTGTGCCGTAGTCTGCCAGTGCTTCTAGCGCGAGGGTCATGCAAGGCTCAATCATCGCGCGTTCTTTGGTTGTTTTTTCGTCTGCAATGGGAAAGGTCTTGTCAAACTTGTCCAGAGCGGCCTTCAGAGCCGCCTCACAGTCGCTTTTGCCTGTCAGATGGGCTACCACAGCATCCTCAGTGCAAATGCCTCTCATAGCAGCCGCTCCCATTGGCGTGCGTAGGCCGAATAGATACTGCGCGACCCAAACGTCAGGTGCGTTCGTCCAGAGGTTAATGGATGAGGCTGACAGGTGCTTGATGCTGTGTTTTTCAAAGCCGTTTGACATCTCAATACTCCTTGGGAAATTTAAGAATGACGTAATCGTCAGTATCCTCAACAATTTCTGGGTTGCCAAAGCAGAGCATTTCATCGTGATCGTCAGTAATGTAAAACGAGTTGTGATCGCTGATAATTTCTAAAACTTCGTTTTCGCACTGCACGCTAACTCTAGCTGTTTTACCATCGCCTCTGAGGTCAAATTTAATATGCAGGTCAGTCATTGCCTCTAGGTATCCGAGTTGTAATCCATAATCGCTGCATTCTTTTCTTGTTTTTTGAATGATCGGAACGATTGCTTCGTGCAGTGCCTTGCCTACATCACAGCAGTCGCATTCAAATTCCACACCACCTTCCCAATCACGATTAGTCTCTTCCGCGTCAAACGAAATTTTAGAAAGAACGTCCCAACCGTGATTTGACCATGATGGAAAATTTTCTTTGAAATGCACTCGCCACTGCAAATCAGCTGGGCCATCACTGACCTCATATGTTTCTTTGGTTGTCATTTTGTTACCTCACTTCCATATAGCGCAATTAGCGCTGCTTCTGCCCTGCCGTCGTCTTTGACGCGCTCGAACATCTTTGCGCAGTCTGGAAAGCGCTGCGTTGCCAGACCGCGCGACACACCTTTGTCGCGGTTTAGTCTAAAGTGACCTTTCCACTTTGCAGGCGTGACGTACTGTATTGGGATTTTGTGAGCCGCGACTGCCATCTGCGTTGCGCCGTATGTCTCACCGAAACGAAACATAGACGACACGCCTTGACCGCGCATTGCTGCCACTTGCTCAATGAACGCCATGTGCGGTTCGTCACCTTCTGGCGTGAGCAGCTCGTGCAGTATGTGCAGATTAAGCTCAGTCTTGCCCTTGGCGTTCTTCAGCACAGGCATGTCGTGTATTTCTAGCTTCATGTTGGGCCAGAGAAATGCGACTGCTCCTGAAAAGCCAGGGTCTATGCCTACGATGACAGTCATGCGGCTTCCTTAACTTTCACGCCGTTGACCTTACAGAACAGCGCAATGGCTTCTTCTGTCAGCTCACGCATTGTGCTTTCTTCGTTTCTCTTGCGTTGGACTTCACGCATACCATCAGCCAGTTCGACTTTGATCCGATGGTTCCACTGTTCTTTTTGCTCTTTCATGGTTACCCCAGTGTTGCTAGCTTCTACCTAGTAATAGTGCTAGCAACTTTTTATTGCAATAGTTAATTTTTTGCTAGCAATTCTGATTTAAGTTTGCTAGCAATGATGCATCAGAAAGGAAATGGACATGACCAAAGAAGAATTAGAATTTCAGATCGCAACTGAACAAGCGTTCATAAACAAGCAACGCGCAGCACAGGATCGCATGCGCACACAGAACAGCGGCGTCAGATCGAGTAGCATCAGCGCCGATCTGGCCGCATTTGACCTCATTATATTCAACGCGCAAGACCGCATCGCAGAGCATGAAAAGAAAATTGAGGAGCTAGAAAATGAAAACTGATTGGCAGGATTACGTTATAATTTGCGGCACAGGCATTGCCGTATTAGGTTGGATCATTGGTGTCGTATTAGGAGTTTGGTAATGACAGACAACCAAATCGCAAAGTATTTGGAGCAAATCGTAAAGCACTGCAAAGCCGCAAGAGTAAACCCAACAGCTTCAGCAGTGCATATTGATGCAATACAAGCATCCGCAGAGCATATCGTTGATACGATGAAAAGAGAACGAGCAGACGTGACAGGAGCGCCGATCTAATGGTGAACACAGTTAGTGTGAATAGACGCAATAGCATTAACATGGATAACGTAGACATAAGCCTAGACAACTTTAGAAAGGCATTTGAGCGTGACCCAACGCAAGATGAAATAGCAATGATGATGAAACTAAAGGCGTTAAAGCAAGAGCGCCAAATCAATACGAGCAACACTGGAAACTTGATGCAGCGCAGCAAGATCAGCCAAGAGCTTGCAATCGCCCGAGCAAACAAAGCCTTGAAAGACAAGGTGAAGTGTACGCCGCGTGGCATTCAGATCAACAAGATGCTGAACTACGGCCTGACTGCCGAGCAGATCATGGATGTGTTGCAGCTCACAGAGGTGCAAGTTTCCGCGACAATCGAGCGGTTCAAGCTGCCTCGCCCAGTGACCGATCTGGTGTTTCATCAGAAGGTTAGGAATTAAGTCGTGTGGGCCGTGCTGTAGTGTCGGGATACAAGCGGAAAGGTAGCAACCAACAAAACCGAATTGATTGCGCACCACGGCCCACCGCGACAATTTACCAAAACAGGGAGTGAGTACAATGGAGTTTTTCACAGCATTCTACATTGAATACGCAGTGAGAGGCATGGATATACAGTCGTATATACTGCTGCCCTCTTATGAGGCATGTCAGGTTATGATCCGCGACAATGAGGACATGTCGGAATACATGTACGCAGACGGTGACGTTAATATGTGGTGCATCAGGACTGACAAATTGTCGCAGTCTATACGGCCCAAGCTACGCCCTAACCAGTGACTTTTGTGGTATGCTCTTAATTAGCCAATACAAGAGGAGCCGCCCTTGCCCTACAAGGACAAGGATAAGCGCGCACAACATGCGAAAGAGTACGGCGCTGAATGGTATCAGCGGAACCGTGAGAAAACTCTTGAGCGCACGAAAAAGCGAAAGAAAGAGCAGCGCGATAAGTTTCAAGAATACAAAGCAGGCTTGGCCTGCTTTTTTTGTGGAATACAGCACCCAGCAGTTATAGACTTCCACCACCCAGACGCATCAGGCGATAAGAAGGTTAGTGAATTGTTACAGCGAGGGAGCATTAAGAAAGCATATGAAGAGGCCGAAAAATGCATTCCGCTTTGCGCCAACTGCCATCGCATCTATCATTGGACTGAAAGAGAGGGAGAAAAAGATGAGTGACATACCAGAGTATTTTACAATCGCAGCCAAGATTGTTGAACGAGCAGAGCGCGGCTTGCCGCAAGATCGTTGGATGAGAGGCGACAAAGAGCAAGAGGCACTTGTTCGTGCCTACATTGCATTATTAAACATCTGCTCAAATATGCATGCCGACATGATCCAACGCGGATCAGACGCAATGGATATTGATTAAGACAGCCAGCCGTAAATCTTTTGCGTCTGCTCAATCCGATCATACAGACCGTGATTGCCGCCATTGATCCTCTTGGTCAAATCCTCAATCACTCCAACATCTGTGCCTTTGTCGGCAATGTCCCACAGCTTGTTTTTGTCAAAGAACCAGATCGCGCTTTCAAATGCGTATTCATTCTCAACCAGTGATGGGTCTTGCAGCACTTCTGGAAGGCGCATGTCTGTGGCAAACGATTTATAGTTGCTATGCCCGGTGAGCTGGACAAATCCTCTGCCCAAAAATTTTGCCGCTTCTTGTTCTGTGGCATTGCCCATGCGCCCAGCATAGACCTTGCCTGCCAGCTTCGCGGTATTCTTGATATACGGCACAGCATCCTCAACTGTCGGGAAGCGCGACGGCCAGACCGCTTGAATACGCTCAGGAGTACTATAATAAAGACTTTCTTTAGTACGCTTAAACCCCGCACTTTCGTGCGAACACTGCCCCAGAATGTGGGCAGCTCGTAGTGGGGTAAAGTCATAGTGCTTCATAATCGCTTTGGCAGTGTTGGGGCCGAATGCGCCGTCTGGCGTTGCTCCGCACTTTGCTTGCAGCGTTTTCATTGCTTCGCTCATTTTTTCCCTCCGAAAAACTTAGTTGCTGATCGTACACCAAACGAGGCAGCTACGATCACGCCCAACGTGTACTGATACCACTCAGGCATACTTTCTAGCGCGGCAAAGCCATCTGAGACTGTCTGACGGCCCCACTCGCCTGTAAAACACAGCACAAGCGGCACAGAGAACAGTATAGTCAGCCATTCGTCTTTCCATGACGACTGACTGCCCTGCGCCATAATCTTTTCCCATTCGGCCTCTGACGTAGCTGCCGACTTCATTATTGTCGCCTTGGCTTCTGCCTCAACGAGCTTCAGATTAGCAGCCGCAGCTTGCGCATCTGCTTTGCCCTTTAGCCAACCGCCTGCCAGCTCTGTCAGTGGGCCTATGAGAGCCTGTATCATTTTGCGGCCTCCTTATTCATCCAGATACCAAAGCAGCCTGTGAGAGCGCCCATACAGACGCTAACAAGCCCCGCTTGGCCATTCGTAGGGTCAGGCAAGGACATGTACCAGTGGACGCTTTGGTAGGTTAAGATCGTCACGACTAACATCATCAGTCGTGGGAATATTTTATAATCATCAATTATTGTTGCTGGCATAGTGTTCTGCAATCCTCTTATTGCTGGTGATTATGACGACCTTTCCATCTCTGTCATACACCACGTACTTGTTTACCACTTCCCCATGTATACACCTAAATAGTAAATTGCCAAAATTACGCCACCAAAGGCGACTAGCCCAGCAACAGCATAACCGATAATTTCCATCTTTTTCTGATGAGCCTCATGCGCAGCCCTCTTTGCAGCTTGCCTTTGCTTGCGAGCTTCTAGCTGCCACTGCTGCCAGCGTTGCCATGTGCCTGGCTCGCAGTATAGTCTTACATAGCTTTCGAGTTCAGCGCGTTTCTGGCGTATTTGTTCTAATGCTTGGAACTCTTCCCAATCGCCCTCTGCGCCACCAGCGATTGCAGTAAGTGGACTGTTCTTCTTTTTCTGTACGGCTTCTTTTACATCTTCTTCCGCAGAAAGAAACTTACCCACTGCGCCGATAAGGCCCGCAGTCTCTTTACCATTACCAAGAGCAGTTTTGATAACCGAATAAGCGGCGTTCGCAGCGGCAATGCTCTCAAGTATAGCCATGTCATTTCACAAGAGCATCATTCAGCAGAATAATCTCCAGCCTTTGCACTGATAATTGTAATTCGTTAGTGGTCTTAATGTTCCACCCTATTAGGCCCATGACCGCTGCAAAAAGCACTGATATGATTGCTTTTTGATCCATCTGTTTGCGTATTTATTTGCGCAAAGCCTGCTCGATATTGTCGAGCTTGGTGAATATTGCGGCGATAGTTGTTTTCATCTCTTTCATCTCACGATCATGTGAGGTCTTAGTGGCCTCTTGAAGTGACTTGAGAACTGCTATGTCAGTGTGATGATTGTTCTGCTTGTTGAACATATAAACAACAACTCCAGCAATCGGCAAAACGATCCATTGCATCACAGCATTTATCATCTCAAAGTTCACTTCCATCAGTAGCTACCTTCCCACACGCGCAGGCTTTTGAACTCGTTACTCATTAACTTCCTTTTTATCACATCTTTCACTGCTTGTGTATCTGTCCATGCTACTCCAGCCTCTTTTAGCCAAATATTTAGCATAGCCATGTCCACGTTGCCGACATGCTTGTAATCGGAAGCAAACGAGTTCTCTGTGCGTTGCCGAGCATACTCGGCGTCTTTTAGAGCTACTGTTGCGTCATGCGTCTTCTTAACAATGATTTGATCGCCATCAACGTATATTTTTTCTTTGATTTTAGTTGAGGTGTTTGCCATCTTCCCATGCCTCATTGATATCTGGTGTGGATGGATCATCAGCCTTTAGCGTACCGTCTGCCTTACGCGCACGCTTGCGCTTCGCTGGTGCTTTCTTTGCTACAGGCTTTTTAGGCGTAGGCTTTTCAGTCGGTAATTCTGGCAAAATTTCAAGTGCATTTGGCTTAGTTGTTAAAATGCGTTTTATTTCTGCTTCTGGCAGATCAACAATATCACCGTTTTTAACACGACCCGCACATGTGGACATGCTGCGGTACTTAACTAAAACTCTCATTGCAATCTCCTTTAAAAAGAGGGGCCGCTAAGCCCCTCTAATAACGTTATGACGTTATGATGTTGTGTTGTCGAACACGCCGCCGTTTGCAGCTTCGTTCTTCGCGCACAATGTAAGTTCAGTTACAACCTGACGCTTTGTTGCATCGCCAGTTTTCGCCAACTCGATGTTTTTAGTTGGGCGAAGTGTTGCAACTTCCCACATGTCGTCTTGCATGATGAAGACGTCACGAGAACGGTTCTCACGAGAAGGCATGAACTCAATAGTTCCCCAAGGAGTTACATACACTGCAAGTGACTTAACAACACGCTCGTCGCCAGCTTGTACTGATGAACGCTGGTTGTTGTTACCTGTGAAACCTAGAGCAACGTTCATTTGGAACGCTGATAGATATACAGTGTCAGGGTTGCCACCGTTTTCCCAGATAGACTGCATAACACCATCAAAGCGTGCTTGTGAGAACGCGATCAATGTTGTTGTTTCGTCTGTACGAGCGTCTGTGCCGTCACCAGTTGGGTCTGCACCTTCGTTAGCACCAAAGTCTGTGTTTGATGTCAACCATGCAGGCGCACCAGCAAGCTCACGCGCAACAGTTGCAGAACCCGCAACTTTTGCGTTGTTGTCGAAAAGAGCTTTCTCGATGTCCAACTTTTGCTCTTTGGCGATCTTCAGTGTCTGATACGCAATTTCTTGCGCACGACCCGCTTTGTCCAAACCTTCATCTGTATCTGGAACAGTTACAGCGTTTTTGAAGATTTGTGTGCGGTTGTTCAGACGAGATGTAGCTGTTGCCGCATCTGCAACTGTATCGTCACCTTCGATATGCGCATTGGCCGCAGAACTGCGTAACGCATCAGTTTGCCATTCAACCAAAGTGTTTGACGCAGATGTTTTGCGACACTTAGTGTAGAACGGTGTTTCTTCTGGTGAGATGTTGGTGATGATATCACTCAAATCCTCACGGATGCCGACAGCATCGTAGCTGTCAAATGTGTTGGTTGGTTGTGCCATGGTTTCTTACTCCAGTTTAAGGCTTCATCATTAGACTGAGGGCGTCCTCAATCCGACCAGATTTACGCAGCTTAGCTTGCTGCTTCTTGCGAGCCGCAGCTTCACCATCTCCTGCACGACGCTTAGCGCCAGCCTTCACAACAGTCTTAGGGGCTTCGCCCTTGGTTGCTTGCAACTTCTTGTCCTGCAAACGACGCCATTTCATTGCATCGTTCAATGCACGCACATAACGCGCATCAGTCACACCTTGAATTTCTTGTTCAGTAAATCCGTAATGTGACCCAGTTTTTATCAAGTCAGCCTTGAGCTTGTCGCCCTTTTCAGGATCGGCAATCTCAGGGATGTGCTGCTGCAAAAGTTTAGCTTGCTCTTGCAGGTAGGTTTCCCGCTGCTGTTGAGCTGCTGCATTTTGCTGCTGCTGTAGTTGCTTTATTTGTGCAACACGTTGGTTATACTGCCCTACTTGCTCATCATAGTTCATTTTAGCTTCCATATAACCAATGGGGTCACTATCGAACATTTCCTTAGATGGAGGTTTTGGTGGCGTCATACCAATTTGTTGTGTCGTCTGTTGCAGCTGCAGGAATTGCTGTCGCTGCTCAGCTAATTGTTGCGCTTGTGCCTTGTTTTGCTTTTCAAGTTGCGCAACTTCTTGCATGCGTTGATTGATGTAACCCTGACCCGCAGCCGACTGTTTCAACTGATCCAGTGTCCACATTTCTTCTTTGCCGTTTACTTTAACGGGGATGAAATTGGTTTCCTCAGTCGCTTCAATCTCTGGAGTGGTATCTAATTCAACGTCATCTAAATCAACATCGTCATCATCGCTCTCAAACTCTTGAGTTGGCTCTTCTGCTTCAGTTGGTTCATCAATAACCTCAACCTCTTCTGCTTCGGCTGCCTGCTCAACAGGTGCCTCGGCTTCTGGGGCTTCAGTCGGTTCAGTAATTAGGCTTACTGCTTCCTCAATAGTAGTCGCATTTTCCACGGTGCTACTTCCTTATTTTTTACGATCTAAAAGTGTCTCTGCCGCAATCGCGGCGTCAAGGTTCACTTCGATCAGGTTTAGCGCACGAATGATTGCGTGCGCCTCTTCACGCCGCTCAACTTCGTGAGCTGCGCTGTTTGCAAAAACCATCATCTGGCTTTCACGAACCTCTTGAACGAACTGCCCGAAAGCAGTGTCGTTCTTTAATCTTTTGGCCTCATCAGCCTTTATGCGTATGTCTGTACTCACGCTCACCGACCTCTAGCAATGTTTGCAACTTGGCGCACTTTGTCTTGCTCGGCTTTGATCCGCGCAACATCTACGTTTGTGCCATACTGACCATAAATTTTAGCCGCATCAACCAAAAGGTCTTGGGCCATTTGGTCACGCTTGCGGTCATCTTCTGCCGCAGCTTTCTGAGCATCCAACTGCATTTTCATTGCATCAGACTGCATCTTAGCTTGCGCCTTGATTTGCTCAGCCTGCAAGAATGCTGCATTCGGATCGGGCTGACCCTGCGCCATCTGCGCCTGCTGTTGCTGCTGCAACATCAACATCTGCTGTTCAATCTCAGGTGTGATCGGTGCAAAGTAGCGTTCTGCATTACGAACACCTGACGCGGCTAGAACGTCTGCCAGAGTGTTACGAATGTTTGTCAGCGAAACCAACCCATTCATTGGGCCGTAGTTCTGATATACTTGTTGCTGGATTTGCAAGACGCCTTGCAGCGCGGCAGCTTTTTCTTGTTCTCTGCCAGTGCCTAAGCCAACATTCACCTGCACATCCATGTCTGCGTTCCAGACACGCGGATCAACAGGCACGAACTGTCCATTCATGCGCATCAGTTGTTCTTCGTCTGTGTGCTTAACATGCAGACGCAGTAGTAGGCCGAACATACGACGCATGCCCTCTGACAGATTGCGAACCATAACCTCAACCTGCGCAGCCGCTGCATCAACTGTTGCCTGAACTCCTGCCGCAGTGGTTGACTGCATGGCATCTGGATTTAGTGCGACATTCTGTGTCACTCCAGTTTTCTGCTCAACCAGCGCATCCATGTACTGCAATGCGCTCAGCGTCTGCCCTGCTGTGAATGGCACTGCTAGGTCTTGAACTGCCCCAGCCTGACGCATACGCACAACGGCTCCAATTTCGTTGTTAAGTACATCGTCAATATTGACAGCGCCGTCGACGATCCCAATGCGTGGGTTGTTTGTCATGGCGACGTTATCAAGCACGCCACGAATGATTGATGTAGCTGCGTCTTGATCGTCCATAATCAGCTCAGCAAGTGAGCGGCCATACATTGTGTGCGGCTCTGGATCGACCTCAAACACAGCAAACGGCACTTCGTCTACTCGATCAAAGTCCAGCAGCTTGTAGTTTGACCCACCGCAGATAAAGCGGTGTAGAACTGGAACGCCTGTGCCTTCTACGTCCAAACGCATATAGGCTTCAGTAATGGCTACGTTGCGCATTGCTGGATCGCCTGACTGATCCTCGTAGTCGTCTTGTGAGTAGCCACGACGCTCAATGTCTTCTGCTTCAGATATGTCTGACGCGCCGTACAGGCTGTCTAGATCATAGACTTCCTCAAATGGGTAGCCCATCTCTACAAGCTCACCTACACGAACCTCAGAGCGGTGACAGACAACGTAAGCATCTTCTAGCGTCCGAGCCTGCGAGTTTACGAAAAACTCCTCTGGCGGTACGCTCTCAATGCGCAGCTTGCCCTCTGGAATGGATCGGCTGACTTTTAGCGAGTAGCTTGGCAGCTCAACTTCCATGCCCATCTGATCCATCTCAACTGTCATGGTCATTGTTTCTTCAATGACTGAGATGCCCATGTCAGACAGGATGTAATCACGCTCTTCTTGCGTTAGGTCTGTGTAGCTGTAAGTTTCTGTGCGGTATCGAGTGTCCCAATAGACTTTCACGATCCCTTGCTTTTTAACCAGAGCGTCATGGAATGCATCGTTTAGAACGCGAAAGCCGTCATTCTGATTGAACACATAGTGCATATAGTCTGTCGCCTGCTCGGCAAAAGCCACATCCTCTGGGCCTTTGGGGATGAACTCAACAGGCCGAGCAGTTGACATGAATACGCGCATTAAGC